GTAGTAGCCAAACGCTCTACATCATAGAGAGGATAATAAAATCCACTGGGCATCAATTTAAAATTGGCACCAAGGAAGGAGAGAACTGATAAATCAGACTCATGACCACCATAAAAGAATTTTAACTTTAATCCATACTCTCCAAGATGCTGACCAAGAAAATCTTGATCACACATGAGACTAAACTCTTCGTCAATCGAAAAAACATTATCATCACCATAAAGGTTAACTAGTTGATCACTAACAAGTGAAAAAGGAGGATTTCCACCATTTTTCTGCTTATACGCTTTAAAAAGTCCGGCAGCAAAAATGATTATATGGCCAAAGATGTTATCACGGGTTGTACACCCAGAACCTGAAGCATTTCCATATGTTTTCCGGATACACGTACCGTTCATTAACTTAAGAACGAAATTACACGTGTTTTCAACGGTCCACTTAAATTCTTCAATTTGCTCGCTAGGAATACAACAATTCCGGAACATAACATCATACATATCAGGTAGCAAAGGTAGAAATTTATCCCACCCTGAGACATCATAGCATCCTCGAAAGCGTTTCTTTAAAAGCTTTCGGGCTAGTCGATCAAAACCACCACCATACGGATTAAATCCATATGCTGACCATCTATAGTTCATCAGGCGCAAGGAGATGCGCTTTCCAAATTTTAGTTGAGAGTAGAGGAGTTCAAATGAAGGTATCTGAAACAACCTTATTTTATTCTCCTCAATATCCTCATAGGCTTTAAACTCAATTTTCCCACTTACATTCCAAATGGGTAGAGTTCCGGTACGATCAAAAAACAACGTATCGGCGAGAACTGCAACAAGCTCTTCCTTTGTCCTAAAACCAAAATGTGTATGGGGCCAACCAGGAGATTTAGTCCAATCAATATACTCACATATCTCTTCACATGTAGCAATGCAATCTTTCATTAGACCGGCATAATAATGATCGAAAAATATCATTCCAAACTTATGACTTTCTTTATTCATATAGCCATACTCTGGTTTCTGATCCCACGATGAAACAGTTTTATAATAGTTTTCCTCTGTTGGAAACACAACTTTAAATTTCTCTAAAGCAATCTCACGGAGAGACTGAAGGTTAACTATACCATACAAACTCGAAAACACAGACTCTCGCCTCGACCCACGAATAACATTCGAGATCTTCTTACCTGGCAAAGTACCGATAGCCTGCATATTTCGATAAGGTTGGACTCCAAAAAACGTTCGAAGTCCAATATAAGTGCCATGATTCTTTATGGGGTACGTTCCTGGCGTAACCC